TTGTTAGTGCTTCCTTACCGTGGTAAGGGAGTTTCAGAAGGTGGTATTCAATTAGTAAAAGAAACCATCGATAGAGAAACCCTAGCGACTGTTGTTGCTTATGTTGTTGCAGTAGGTCCTGATGCTTACGCAGATAAAAAAAGATTTTCGTCTGTGTGGTGTAAAAAGGGCGACTGGATAATGATAGGCAGATATGCAGGCTCTAGGTTTAGGTTGGCTGATGAAAGCGAAGTCAGAATAATAAATGATGACGAAGTTATCGCCACAATTTTAAACCCTGATGACATTGTTTCAGTATAAGGAGTATTTATATGAACGACACAAACCAAGATAATCAGGTTCAAGCTGAAAATGAGCTAGTTGTTGATGTTGTAGAAACAACAGAAAACTTAGCAGAAACAGAAGCAGTCGAAACCAACTCAGGTGGTGATGATGAACTTGATAAGTACACTAGAGGTGTATCAAAAAGAATAAACAAATTAAACGATAGAATACGAGCTGCCGAGATGAGAGCAGAAGAGGCTGAGTCAAAGTATGCAAGAGTATCTAACGAGTTATCTTCAGTAAAAAACAGAGCTACAGTTTTAGATAAAAATTATACTGAAGAATACGAAAATAGAGTTAAATCACAAAGGCAACAAGCTGAAGACTTATATAGAAAAGCTAGAGAAACAAACGACCCAAATCTTGAAGTAAAAAGTGTTGAGTTGTTAAACAAGGTTACTTTAGAAGAAGAAAGAGTCAGATTAGCAAAAATGCAGCTTGAAACACAACAAGAACAAAACTCAACAAATGTTGAACAAAATCTACAAAATACACAGCAACAAGTGTATGATAAACCTAAGCCTGATGCTAAAGCTGTAGAATGGCAAGAAAAGAATGACTGGTTTCAAAAAGATAGAGTCAAAACATATACAGCCATGGGTATTCATGAAGATTTACTATCAGAGGGATTTGATGGTAATGAAGATGAATATTATGAAGAGTTAGACAAAAGGCTACAAAAGGTTTATCCTGATTTACAGGCAGAGCCTGAAGGCGTATCAAAAGAAGCCAACTCAACTGTGCAACGAGTAGCTTCTGCTTCCTCTGGAAGTCGCCAAGGAACACAAGGTAAGAAAAGCGGTATTAAAATTAGTTCTAACCATGCTTCCGTAAAGAGTAACTTAAAACCTTACGGAATGTCACAAGAAGAGTGGCTAAGAAGAGTGGGTAAAGAAATAGTTAAACTAGAAGGAGCAAAATAATGGATATAGATGCGATTGAAAATACAACACGCCAATCTCGTGATGATGAGCAACACGATAAAAACGCTAGAAGAAAACCATGGCAACCTGCAAGGATGCTTGAAACTCCACCTGCACCAGAGGGATATCAATACCGATGGATTAGGTCAGAGTATGTAGGAATCGAAGATAGAAACAATGTTTCTGCTAGAATGAGAGAAGGATGGGAGTTTGTCAGACAAGACGAAATACCAGACTTTCCTTTACCTACTATCGAGCATGGTAGACATGCAGGGGTCATATCAGTAGGCGGTTTGATATTAGCAAAAATACCAACAGAAACTGTTAATGAACGTAATGAACATTATAAAAATCGTAACGTGCAACAAAACGAAGCACTAGATAATACTATGTTTAATGAATTACAAGGCAATAACAGATATGTAAAGTATGATTCTAATAGAAAATCTAATGTATCATTTGGTAAAAAAAGGTAGGATGAATTATGGCGAATAAAGACGCTTCATTTGGTCTTAAACCTGTAAGAATGATGGGTGGCTCACCCTATTCAGGCGGACAAAGCCGATACAGAATAGCAGCTAACTACGGAACAAATATCTTTCAAGGCGACTTGGTAGCGCAAGTTACTGGCGGTGGCATTGAACTTCATGCAGATGGAGGAACTGTTCCTATTGTAGGCGTATTCAACGGCTGTATGTTCACAGACCCAACAACATCAGAGCAAGTATTTAGCAATCATTACCCTGCAAGCACAAATGCTTCAGATATAATTGCTTTTGTACACGATGACCCTAATACGGTCTTTGAAATACAAGCAGACGACACTTTCCCAGTGGCCGACCTGTTTGGTAACTTTGACATCGTTTACACTAACTCAGGTAGTACCACAACAGGTATTTCAGGAGCAGAGTTAGATGTCACAACAGGTGCAACTACAACAACTTTGCCTCTAAAGGCAATAGATATTAGCCAAGACCCTGAAAATTCAGATGTCGGTTCAGCTAATACAAATGTTTTGGTTGTTATTCAAAATCATATAGCAGGCGTTAAAGGCGCAGGCTTAGCATAAGGAGTAATTAGATGGCTATAAGTAGAGCGCAATTAGCGAAAGAACTTGAACCCGGTCTAAATGCACTTTTTGGACTTGAATATGACGAATATCAAAACGAATATGAAGAGCTATATTCTATCGAAGACTCAGACAGAGCTTTTGAAGAAGAAGTTTTAGTAGTTGGATTTGGTGCAGCTCCTGTCAAGGAAGAAGGTGCTGGCGTAAGCTTCGATAATGCTTCAGAAGGATATACTGCAAGATATACACATGAAACTGTGGCACTTGCTTTCTCTCTAACTGAAGAAGCAATTGAAGATAATTTATATGACCAACTCGGTCGCCGATACACAAAAGCATTGGCACGTTCAATGCAGCATACCAAAGAAGTAAAAGGAGCAAATGTATTAAACAATGCGTTTAGCACTGACTTTACTATTGGTGATGGACAACCATTAGTTTCCACAGCACACCCATTAGTGGGTGGTGGTACTGCTCGTAATAGAGCAACAACTATGGCTGACCTCAATGAAACTTCACTAGAAGATAATATTATTGATATATCAACATTTGTTGATGATAAGAACTTGATTATCGCAGTTCGTCCTGACAAATTGATTGTCCCACCACAACTTGTTTTTGTGGCTGATAGACTATTAAATACACCGGGCAGAGTTGCTACATCAGACAATGATATTAACTCTATTAAAAATCAATCTTCAATACCTAGTGGGTTTAGTGTAAATCACTATCTCACAGACCCTGATGCGTATTTTATACTTACATCAGTAAATGAAGATGGAGAAGGTTTAAAGATGTTCAATAGAACACCTATGGAAACCACAATGGAGCCTGAATTTTCAACAGGTAACATTAGATATAGAGCTAGAGAGAGATATTCATTTGGTGTATCTAACTGGCGTGGAGTATTTGCTTCACAAGGAGCCTAAGGTTCTTAACTAATAAAGGGAGCTTTATGCTCCCTTTTTTTTTGCAAAAAACTAATATACAATCAAATTCTAGGATTTATTAACTTGTTCTATTAACTGACCTAGCAGACAAGCCAAGATAATAGAACTTATTTTTCGGGAGAAAAATTATGGCACTAAGCACATTCAGTGGTCCTGTCAAATCATTAGCAGGATTTATTTCAGCAGGTAATGCAAATGTGGTGAGTTTAACAGCAGACACAACACTTACAGTTGCAGCACACTCTGGCAAAATATTAACTTGTAACGATGCAGACGGTAAATTTACTTTGCCAAGCATTGTAACAACCGACCCCGGTGACAACACCGACCCTAATCAACTCAATAATCTTGGAGCTACTTTCTTCTTTGTAGTAGAGACAGCAGCTACAGATATGGATATTAAAACAGATGGAACAGATAAGTTTGTTGGCGGTTTATATACAGGTAAAGATGATGCCTCAGGTAAAGTATTTATCTCAGGTGCATCTAACGATGTAATTACAATGAACGGTTCTACAAAGGGTGGACTAGCAGGCAGTATTGTTAAAGTAACTGCAATGGCTTCGGCTAAATATGCTGTAGAGGGCATTATCTTAGGCTCAGGCACTATAGTTACACCATTTGCTGACGCTTAATAGGAGTAAATTATGGCAGACGCAGTAACTTCACAAACCATACAGGATGGTCAAAGAACGGCTATTTTGAAGTTTACTAACGTATCAGATGGCACAGGCGAAAGCGCAGTAAAGAAAGTAGATGTATCAGCTTTAGAAAAAAATGATAAAGGTGAAGCATGTACTTCTGTTTCTATAACAAGAATCTACTGGGCGTGTGCGGGTATGGGAGTAAATATAGAGTTTGATGCAACTTCTAACGTGCTTGCTATAGGTTTACCAGCAGATAGCACAGGTGACGAGTATTATGACTTGTTTACAGGCATACCTAATAACGCAGGTAGCGGTGTTACAGGTGATATTGACTTTACAACCAAGGGTCATTCTAGTGGCGACACTTATTCTATAATTCTGGTATTGACAAAGAATTATTAGATGAATGGCAAAAGCTAAAGCAAAACCTAGAAAAAAAGCTAAAGCTATCAGAAGAACTATTGGTAAGGGCGGTAATTATCGCCCTACCAAAGCTGGCGCAGGTATGACCAAAAAGGGAGTAGCTGCGTATAGAAAAGCAAATCCCGGTTCAAAACTTAAAACAGCAGTTACGGGTAAGGTAAAAAAAGGTAGCAAAGCTGCAAAAAGACGTAAGTCTTTTTGTGCAAGGTCTTTAGGACAGCTTAAAAAAAGTTCAGCAAAAGTCAGAAACAATCCAAACTCACGCATACGACAAGCAAGACGCAGGTGGAAGTGTTAAATGCCATTAGCTAAAGGTAAAAGTCGTAAAGCAATAAGTAAGAACATAAGATTGTTGAAAAAAGAAGGTAGACCACAAAAACAGGCTGTGGCTATTGCTTTAAGTAAAGCTAAAATAAAACGAAAAAGAAAAAAAAGAAGGTAGTAAAATGTTTGTCAAAAAGAAAGTAAAAAATAAAATTAACAAAGTATCTAAGGCTTTAAAAAAAGCGAGTAACACACATGCTAAACAAGCAAAAACCTTAGAGACTTTAAATCTTAAAAAAGGTGGTAAGGCTAAAAAGAAGTCAAAAACACCAAGCAATGTTGCTAACCCAAGCTTATACGCGAGAGTTAAGGCTGAAGCTAAAAGAAAGTTTGATGTTTTTCCTAGTGCTTACGCATCTGCATGGCTTGTAAGAACATACAAAAAACGTGGTGGTAAGTATAAAGGTGCAAAAGGTAAAGCCATGGGTGGCGTTGTACACGCTAGAAATGGTGGCTTTATAGCAAAAGGTTGTGGTGCAATTATGCAAAACAGAAGAAAAAAAACAAAAATGCGTGGTAGGTAATGAAAGGACTCACTAAATGGTTTGCCGAAGATTGGGTTGATATTGGCTCAAAAAAGAAAGGTGGTGGCCATGAAAAGTGTGGTAGAAAAAAAGCCAAGGGTTCAAAAAGAAAATATCCTAAGTGCGTGCCTAGAAGGGTTGCTAATCGTATGACTAAAGCACAAAAGCGTTCTGCTGTAAAAAGAAAAAGAGCAAGAAAGCAAGGTGTTGGTGGCAAGCCTACAAACGTAAAAACATTTGTAAAAAAGAAAAAATGATTAGTCAACAACTTATAAGACAAGAGGTTAGAGATTGGTCTAAGGAAGTATTAGAAACAGAACAGCCAATATGTCCTTATGCAAAAAAAACATGGGAGAACAATAGGGTAGACGTAATATTATCAAAATGTTTACACTGGACAGACTTAGTAAATATAACCAAAAATTTTCCTACGGATAAAGACGTTATTATTTATTGTGACACAAACATGGATTTAGACATGTTTACTTTTGATAGTAGAATAGCCATGTTAAACGCTTTTGTTAATAGTGAAAACTTGTGGGTAATGGGTTTTCATCAACAACATGATGAGAAGGTTGTAGTAGACCAAGAACATTTTGAACCACATTTTGACGAAAGTTATAACATGGTTTTTATGCAAAAATTAGATGAATTAAACAAAGCATCTGAAACATTAGAAAAAATAGGGTATTATAAAGATTGGGATAAAAAAGATTTCCAAGATATTTTGAAACGAAGGAGTAAATAGTGAAAAATAAACTAAAAGGCTTAAAAAAATTAGTAGGCAGTTTGTCGCCAGCCGATAAAAAAGAAATAGCAAAGTCTATGAAAGATGGCGGCGTTCTTAAAATGGCAGGCGGTGGTGCTACACCTAAATCAGGCGTGGTTAAGGTTGACATGGAAGGCAACCCTAAATCAGGCGTAATGAAGAAAAAGTTTGGCGGTGGTATAGCTAAATCAGGCGTTAAAAAGCTTGGTAGAGGCGGAAAGCTGAAAATGAAAAACGGCGGTATGGCTGGTAAATCAGGTGTCAAAAAACTTGGTAGAGGCGGAAAGCTTAAAAAATAAATAAATGGCAGTATCAGGTTCTAAAAATTTTGAATTAGACGTTGCCGATTATGTCGAAGAGGCGTTTGAAAGATGTGGCTTAGAGCTACGTACTGCTTACGACCTACGTACTGCAAGAAGAAGTCTTAACTTGTTGTTAGCAGAATGGGCAAACAGAGGACTAAATCAGTGGACTATACAAGAAAAGACTGTAACCATGGTTAAAGACACAACCACGTATAACGTTGATTCTAGTGTTGCAAGTGCGCCAATAGACGTATTAGATGCTTTTGTAAGGCAAACAATAAATTCAGAAAACTCTGATTTACAAATGACTAGATTATCAAGAAGCGAATATTCATCTATACCTAATAAATCTACGACAGGTAAACCTTTACAGTTTTTTATTGATAAACAAATAAACCCAACAATAAGTGTTTATCCAACTCCTGATAAATCAACAACTTATACAGTACACATGAACGTGCTTACACGCATGGATGATGTAGACGCAGCCACAGATACGTTACAAATGCCTTTTAGATTTTATCCTTGTTTGGCTGCTGGTTTAGCATACTATTTGTCAATTAAAAAAAGTCCTGACAAAACAGCTATGTTAAAAGCAATATACGATGAAGAGTTCCAAAGGGCGTTAGCATCAGATGAGGATAGAGCTTCAGTAAAAATTACACCTGATGTATCGCACTACAATATTGCCTGATGTCTTTTGCAACCAATAAAAATCCGTATGCAATATGCGATAGATGTGGTTTTAGATATTATTTGCGTGAATTACGCAAGGAATGGAATGGTTTAAAAACTTGTCCTGAGTGTTACGAGCCTAAACACCCACAATTAGAACCAAGAACAAACAAGGTAGACCCACAAGCTGTAAGAGAGCCAAGGCCTGATATAAGCGTATCTCCAACAATTTTTACTGTTTATACAAACTTTGACCTTGGTATTATCGGAACAAAAATTACGACACCTGATAGCATGACAAGTGCATTAGGTACAGTTACAATAACTACATCATGAGTTTTACGTTATCTACATTAAAAACGGCAGTACAAGATTATTTAGAAACAGATGAGACAACTTTTGTTAATAACCTAAACAATTTTATTTTACAAGCAGAAGAAAGAATACTTAAAAGCGTTCAGTTGCCTGACCAAAGAAAAAACGTGCAAGGTAATGTTACGAGTAGTAATCGTTTTTTAGCTACGCCTAACGACTTTTTAGCACCGTTTTCATTGGCTGTAATAAGCTCTAATACATACGATTATTTAGATTTAAAACATAATTCTTTTATAAAAGAATATATAAGTAGCACCACCACAACAGGCAAACCAAGGTATTATGCTATATTTGACCAAGGTAGTTTTGAAGTTGCACCTGTGCCAGATAGTAACTACAGTGTAGAATTACATTACTTAGCAAAGCCAGCATCTTTAACAGCAGGCGGTGACTCAGGCACTACATACTTATCTACAGATGCACCTGATACTTTGTTATATGGCTGTTTGTTAGAAGGTGCAATATTTTTAAAATTACCACCTGATGACATAAATGCTTATGAGGCAAGGTTTAAAGAAAGCTTAATGCGACTTAAAAATATCGGCGAAGGACGAGATACTAGAGATGAAATGAGATATGATTCGTTAAGAATCAACGTAACGTAAAGTTACAAAAAGAGAGAGAGATGAAACCTATAAAAAAACTTAATGGTAAGACTATAGCTATCGTTGGCTTAGGCAAAAGTTGGTTTGACTTTTGTTTAGCTAAATCACATGGCGTGAAGTTTGACGAGGTGTGGGCAATAAACGCAGTAGCATCTGTCATATTTCATGACAGAGTATTTATGATGGACCCACCATCAAGATTTTTAGATACAGACCATGCTGGTGGGCAAACTGACAGCATGAAAGAATTACTAACAAACCATAACAAACCTATATATACATGTGAAATAGATGAAAGGTGTAAAAATCTTGTAGAATATCCTGTAAAAGAAATAGTAAAAGCCACGAATTGTCACTATCTAAACAATACTGTAGCTTATGCTGTTGCCTTTGCATATTGGAATGACGTAGCAAATATAAAGTTATTTGGTATAGATTTTACATATAAAAACAATTTACATTTTGCAGAACAAGGCAGAGCTTGTGTAGAGTTTTGGCTTGTTAAATGCATGGAAAAAGACATACAGGTAGAAGTTGCTGCAACAAGCTCTTTGTTAGACACTAATTTACCGGGACAACAAAGGCTGTATGGTTATCATAGACTGCAAGACCCTTACGTGCCTGTGCAAGGTAATGATGGTATAGAATTAAAAAAAATAAGTGAAATGACTGTACAAAAACATAAAATACTACCGCAAGTTGCCGATAGGTTTGACAGTCACTTACAACCCCCGGAGCCTAACAAATGGTAATAAAAATAACTCCTGATGGTGTGCCTGAATTGGGCATGGTAGAAGTATCAACGACAAAGTTTGGCGGACACCCGCCTGAGTTTTGGGCAAAGCAACTTACCGATAAAATAGTTGGTTTTTCTGACGATAATGAAGAACATGTCAAAGCACAGGCAAGAGCTTACAGAGATTTAATTTATAAAGTATGTTTGATATATATTGAAAATGCTATAAAATCTTATAAAGCTACCTTGATACAAGAGTTATCTAAAGGAGGTAGTGAAGATTTAGCAAAAATAATTAAAGGTATTTAATATGGCAATAACATCAACACTAACAACAAGCTTTAAGGTAGAGTTGCTTACAGGAACACATAATTTTACTGCAACAAGTGGCAACAGTTTTAAATTAGCTTTATATACAAGCTCTGCTACTCTTGGTGCTACAACCACTGCTTTTACCACAACAGGACAAGCAAGTGGTACAAACTATACTTCGGGCGGTGCTGCATTAACTAATGTAACACCTACAGCCACAGGCACTACTGCTGTAACTGATTTTGCTGATTTAACCTTCAGCACAGCTACAATAACTGCTAGAGGCTGTATGATTTACAATGACACTAATAGTGATAAATCGGTAGCAACAATAGATTTCGGTGGAGACAAAACTTCTACGGCGGGTGACTTTACTATAGTATTTCCAGCAAAAGCAGCATCAACGGCTATAATTAGAATAGCTTAAAATGAAACATGCCGTTTGCAAAGTTTCAGTTTAAAGCTGGTATAGATAAAGAAGGAACTAATCTTACCAATGCTGGTGGTTGGTTCGATGCTTCTTTGGTTAGGTTTAGAAAAGGTTTTGCTGAAAAGATAGGTGGTTGGACAAAACAAACATCTGCAACCTTTTTGGGTACTTGTCGTAAATTATTTCCATGGATTTCATTAGAAGGTGCTAAATATCTTTTTGTCGGCACACATTTAAAAGCAAACATATTAGAAGGTAATACATTAGCCGATATTACACCCATAAGAAAAACTAGCACAAACAGTATTACTTTTGCTGCAACTAATGGTTCTGCAACGATTACTGCTACCGACAGTTCACACGGTGCGGTAATCGGTGATTTTGTTACTATCAGTGGTGCAGTTAGTTTAGGTGGCAACATCACTGCATCTGTCTTAAATCAAGAACATCAAATAGTTTCTGTACCAACGGCTAACACTTATACCTTTACTGCATCTGCAACGGCTAACTCTAGTGACACAGGTAATGGTGGCTCTGGTGTAGATGGTGCATATCAACTTAATACAGGCTTAGATGTTTTTATACAATCTTCAGGTTGGGGTTCAGGTGCTTGGGGTGCTAGTGGTTTTGGGGCATCTACTAGCTTATCTTTTACCAACCAACTTAGATTGTGGTCTGCCGATAATTTTGGTGAAGACTTAATATTACATGCAAGAGGTGGTGGTATTTTTTATTGGGATGAAAGTAATGGCACTTCTACAAGAGCAGTAAATATCACATCATTATCAGGCTCTAACTTAGCACCTACGATAGGCTTTCAAACTATAGTTAGCGACACCGATAGGCATGTTATTGTGCTTGGTGCAGACCCTATCTCTAGTGGTTCACGAACTGGCGTATTAGACCCTATGTTAGTGGTGTTTTCAGACCAAGAAAGCATTACAGAATTTGAGCCAAAAACAACAAATACTGCAGGTTCTGTTAGATTGTCTGCAGGTAGTGAAATAAGAGGTGGTATTAGAGCTAGACAAGAAATACTTATATGGACTGACACATCAATGTATAGCATGCAATTTGTTGGACCACCACTTACATTTGCATTGAACTTAATTAACGAAGGGACTGGAATGATAGGTCCAAATGCAGCAATAAACTCACCCGCAGGCGTTTTCTGGATGAGTGATGATGGTTTTTATTCATACACAGGCTCTGTCCAAAAGTTACCCTGTAGTGTTTTAAGTTATATTCAAGAAGACCTAGACATTAGTCAAGCTTTCAAAGTGTTTGCTTTATTAAACAAAGAATACAATGAAGTTTGGTGGTTTTATCCAGCAGAAAGTGATGGCACATCAGAAATATCAAGATACGTTATATACAACTATCTAGAGGGTGTTTGGTCTATAGGTCAGTTAGTCAGAACCGCATGGGTTGACCAAAATGTTTTTGCTAGACCTTTGGCTACAAATAGCGGCGTTATATTCGCACATGAAGATGGTGAAGATGATGATGGCTTACCTATGGATAATGTTTTTATAGAAAGTGCTGACTTTGACTTGCAAGATGGTAATGATTTTGCTTTTATAAGAAGAATGATGCCTGATATTAGGTTTTATGGGACAAATGTCACATCAGGCGGTCCACAAATAAATATGTTATTAAAAACACGTAACGCACCTAGTGAATCTTTGACTACAAGAGCAACCAAAGATATATCTAATAACACAGCACAAGTACATGTTAGAGCTAGAGGTAGACAAGCAGTGCTAAGAGTACAAAGCGATGACGATGCGGCAACTGGTAACAGATTAGGTGTTAAATGGAGATTGGGTTACACAAGGCTTGATGTACAGCCTGATGGTAAAAGATAGTGGCTAAGCTACTTCCATCAAGGTTGCCTTTAGCCATAGAAAGCGTAACGCCTGAAACATTTAACAAGCTTGTAAGAATTTTAGAAATAAATTTAGGTCAGTTTGACCCCAATAGAACGCCTAGATTTAATGCAACTGAAATAGCAGAACTAAATTTTTTACAAGGCGATGTAATATTTAACACAAGCAAGGGCGTATTACAGGTGTACAATGGTAATGATTTTATAGATTTGACTACAGATACTAATGAAAAAGGTCTAAAAGCAACAACATCATTAGGCTTTGTTTCAGTGAAAACAAGTGGTAATATATCTGTAAACATAAATTAGGGTAGAAGTATGGCAACATTACAAGAAAGAATTAACATGTTAGCAGGCGAACTAAGTCCTGAAGAAATGACCCCACAGCAGACTGCTTTTAAAACAGACACAAACGAAGTCGTTGCTAGATTAAGAGAAGCAATGCAATTAGAGACTGACCCTATAAAAAAACAAGCGTTACAAGACGCTTTAAATATGTATGTAACTGAACAAAAAGTTGCAATGTCAGCTAAAGATATGCAAATTGCAACTTCGGTCACTCCTAACACCATCGAAGAAAACATAGCCGCAATACAAAAACAAATGGATGATGCTACAACTATGTCGCCTGAGGCTACACAGTTTATAAACGCAAGACAAGAACTTATTGATGATGTGTTGCTGCCTTTATCTAACGAAGGTTACAGTGAATTAGTAAATGTTATATTAACCAAGCCAAGAGACTCTGTAGAACATAATCAAGCAAAAACAATGCTACGCAACGTTATGGCACAAGATGAGGACTTTGATATGAATGATTTTGAAGTCATGATTAATATGGTATCAAAAGAACCTAGACCTGCTGATTTAATAAATAGGGAAGGTTTACCAGATGTGCCACCACGTTCTATGGGCATAGGGAGTTTAAATTAGATGCCACACATAAAATCACACATGCAAGGTTTAGCAAGCTTAGGTAGGTTTGAGGATGATAGCTTAGCTCACGTATCAACAGGTGAAATGATAGTGCCACCAGCATCTATTACACCACAAACAAGAAGAATGATTGAGTCAGACATGATGAACATGGGCATGAATCCAAATCAATATGTGGTTGGTGGAGATATGTCAATTAATCCAAACACAGGTTTGCCAGAGTTTTTTCTAAAAAAATTATTTAAAAAAGTTAAAAATGTCGTTAAAAAAGTTGCGCCTATTGCAATAAACTTTATACCCGGCATAGGTCCTGTAGCTAAAGCAGCACTTACTACAGTGGCAGGTAAAGCATCGGGTATGGACACTAAAGAAGCACTGCTTAGTGGTGCGTTAAGTTTTGGCGGTAGCAAATTAGGTAGCGCAGTAAAAGGCGGCAAGTTTCCAAGATTAAAAAATTTTTTTAATCCAGCCACAGGCACAAAAGGTATTTTTCAAGGAGAAATAGGCCCTAATTTAAGAAGGGGGATTGGACAGTTTTTCGGTCGAGCTTTTACACCACAAAACCAATTACCACAAGTTGAGGTACAAGGTGGTGGTGGTTTTGGTGGTGAAACATACACTATAGATGGAGAGCCAGTTACAGTAGCAGAGTTAAAAGCAAGGGGTTATCAATTTGACTCACAAGGGAATCTTATACAGCCAACGCAAACACAACCTATGGGTAGCTTTATGGATGGTAAGTCCCCTATGGAGTTTTTAAGCGCAAAGCTTTTGCCACAGGGCGTTGAAGATGCTTTAGGCACAGGTCCGGGCGGTTCTTTTTTAGGTAGTCAACAAGTTGATGCACAAGGCAATCCAATAAAAGGTCGTGGTTTAGGAAATTTAGGCATTGCTGGTCTTGCAGGATTAGTTGGTAAACTTGCTTATGAAGAGGCCAAAAGAAACAAAGGCATACCACTTACACCTTTAACAACCATGGACCAACTAGGTAGATATAACATTGCTGCAGAAATAGCTAGACAAAAAGGTGAAGAGATGCCAAGCAGAGTAGAATTTGGTTTAAACCCTGAAGGCTTACCTGTATTACAAGGTGGTGGTGTTGGTATCACACCACGTAACGTTGCTACAGGTGGCATGATATACAGTCAAGCTGATGGCGACCATAACGGCATTATGCAATTTGCAGATGGTGGTGTAGTACAAATGCAAAATGGTGGTGAGCCACCTATTGACCCTGCAAACTTCCCACCAATGGACGGAGATATAAACGGTCCGGGAACTGAAACATCAGATGATATACCAGCTATGTTATCAGATGGTGAGTTTGTTATGACAGCAAAGGCTGTAAGAGGTGCTGGTGGTTTTGATATGGCAAAGGGTAATAACGGTATTGTTACATTAACACCCAACGGTAATCCCGGCAGAGAATCAGGTAACAGAATTATGTATAAACTTATGGAACACTTTGGGAGTATGGCGTAATGGCTGAGCCACAAGAACCAATTGCATTAGACGTACAGCAAACCTTTAGAACTTTAGACCCTGCAACACGGGAACTTTTTTATGGTTCAGGTATACCCGGAACAGCATCGTATAGACCCGGTTTTTTACAACAAGCATTTAGAGCTAGTAACAGAACATTTTTTGACGAAGAGGGTAATCCTATTGTTGTGCCACAAATGGTTGCAGGTTTATCTCCTGACCAAGCTAGAGCCATACAATTGTCGAGACAAGCTACAGGCATACAAACACCGTTCTTAGAGCAAGCAGGATTGTCTCTAGGCACAGGCTTAGAAACATTGTTTGGTGGCTTAGGTGAAGCGAGAGACATTGCAAGAGGTGCAGAAGCTGGTTTTGGTACAGGATTAGATGCAGCAAGCGAGTTTTTAAGAAGAGGTGGTACAGGTCAGTTTAGTCAAGATATGACACAACAGTTTGTAGACCCGTTTGAACAAGCGGTTGTAGACCAAACTAGAAAAGACATTTTAGAAGCTGGTGCAAAACGAGACATACAAGCAAGAGCATCAGATATTGCTAGAGGTGGCGAGTCTGCCTTTGGTTCAAGAGCTAGGTTAGGTGCTACTGAAAGACAAGAAGCATTAGGCAGAGGCTTAGGTGAAGCCTTAGCAGGTATTAGAAGTAGAGGTTTTCAACAAGCACAAAGAGCTGCTATGGGTGAGTTTGGCAGACAACAACAAGCCTTAACAGGTTTAGGTAGTAGCTTGGCTAACATTGCAGGACAAAGAGCTGCAGGCTTGCGTGGTTTAGGTAGCACGATTGCAGGATTAGGAAGGTTAGGACAACAAGCTTTATTTGGTGCAGGTAGTGCCGTGTCTAACTTAGGCACACAGGCTCAACAAGCTGCACAAGCAGACATACAAAGAAGCTTGGGCATAGGTGGACTTACACAAGGACAACAACAAGCACAAATAGATGCAGCTAGAGCCAATGCTTTACAACAACAAATGGCACCGTTACAACAAATGCAATCTCTCTTGCCTTTTGTATCGGCAGTGCCAGCAGGCTTTAGTAATATACAAACACAATTTGGCACACAGCCATCACCCTTAATGGCTGGACTTGGTGCAGGACTTAGTACGTTAGGTGGATTAGGTAGTTTCTTTAATCCACCACAAACAAACTACAATTTCCCTCAAACTCAGACGGCAACACCCTCGCCTGCACCAGCACCCGTGCCAGAACCCGTGCCACCACCACAAAATACTTTTATACAAGGTTTCTAATGACTATAAGTAGAATGGGTATATCTTCATTAATGGGTTTTGAAAATGGTGGTGATGCAACAAGTGTTTCTGGTATACAAGTTTTAAATGACCCACAAGTACAAAACCTTATAGATAAAATGTTAAAAGAGCAAGATGATAATGACAGCGTTTCAATGCAATTTAAACAATACAGTGACATGCTTTCACAAATAACACCACCACGCCCACAACCCACAGGTTTTGATTTAGCTAGTGCTTTAGGTAGAGGTATCTTGACTGAACAAAAAAGTAAATTTCCAACCATCGGCAGAGGTTTGAGTTTAGGTTTTCAAGAGTTTAGTAAATTACAAAAAGAGATAGATGAGGAAAATAGAAAAAACAAACAAGCTAGAGATTTGACAGCTTTTGGCTTGGTAACAAAGAAGAAAGCTGACCCAAATGCAAAGATAGGAGCTTTATGGAAAGACCCTGACGGCAACTTTTTCAGAGAGCTTATAATAGGAGACGAAATAGTTTATAAAGGCGAAGGGCAAGTAATGTCAGAGGCAGACTTTAATTTAAAATTTCCTAATGCTCGACCAACCGTAGCTAGTGAAGAACAAAGATATAATATGACAATTGATAATTTCTTTAAATACGAAAAAGAAATGCGAGAGCAAGAGCAGTCACTTGATAAGCTCATAAATTACATGAGAACATTGCGAGCAACACCACAAGGTTATGAGTTAATGGCAACAAGGGCGCAAAATGCCATAAAAACTTTTTTAGCTGATGAAAATATAACACCAGAAGAGTTAGCATTAGGATTAGCTGAAGGTAAGTTTCAAGGCTTAATTGGTAGGTTTAGGGTAGAAACAGTTGGTCCGGGTGTCATGACCGAGTTTGACGCTGAAAGAATTATAGCTGCATTAGGTGGTGAGCCGGGAGCTTTGCAAAATAAATTTAGAGCTGCCGCTATTATGAAAGACATATTCGAAAATAAACTTGTGTTGTATGAAGATGCTGCTAAAAAATATAACGCTGGTGTAGCAAGTGGTGAGTTTGATAGTAACATTTATAAACCTCACAAAATTAGAGACGATTTTGACATGAGTGTGTTTGAGTTTCCATTATCTGCACCACCCGGTGCAGAACTAATTGAAGAAATAAAAGACAAAAACGATAACGAAAAGGTTGTGGCTATAATTTATGAATATAATGGCAAAAGATTTAAAAAGTTTATCAATGGCACTATTACTGAGATAAAGCCTGAAACTAAAGATGATAATGAAATTGAGCTACCCGAATAAATATGTTAAGTCCAGAATATTTTAAAGTTTTAGAAGACGCTAATTTTACATCAGCAGATATTCCTAGATATAGGGAAAGAATTAATGCTGAGGTTGCAAGAAAGGGTGATAACGCATCTGAAGAATTAATTTTTTTGTCTGATTTTCTTAACAGTGCAAATGCAGGCGTATTGGATATGATAGGACAAGGCGCAACATTTAATTTTTCTGATGAAATTGGTGCTAAGTTTCAAGGCAAAGTACCACAAAATTTTTATGTTGCAGTACAAAACGATGCTTTTGATACTTATAAAAGTAAAAATCCAATTAGGTCTACAATAGGTCAGGTTACAGGTGCTATATTACCGACAATAGCTGAGGGTGCATACGTAGCCACAAATTTAAGAAAAAGAAAGGTGCAACCTTTATTTCCTGAAAGGCCTATAAGAAAAGCATTAACATCTGCTTCAGAATATTTGCGCAAAAAACCCATACTTCGTTCAGGCATTTATGGCACTACATACAGTGTAGGTGCAGATGAAGGCACTGCAAAAGAGAGACTTACCAAATACAAGCCTTACATTACAGGCTTAGCCTCTGCTGCACTAGCAATACCATCTGTGCTATTAGGTAGGGTTTTTGGCTCATTGGGTGAAATGATTGCAGATTATCCAGCAAAGAGTAAAGGTGAAGAATTGGCACTGGAAATGTTAGAAGAAGCTATGTCCACTGATGCAGGTTCTGTAGAAGAAGCCTTGGTGATTGCACATAATGCTATGAACAAAAACAAACAGCTTACTTTGGCTGACACAGGTTCAACATCTGCTGCTTTGTTAGAAATGGTTAATGTTTTACCTAGCAAAGGTTCAAAGGTTGTAAAAGACTTTTTAGAGGCAAGGTCTAAAGGTAGATTTGGTAGGCTTAACTCAGATTTAGTAAAAGCTTTCGGTGTTGAGGCATCATATTTTGAAACTTTAGACGCTTTAATTGATGAAAGAAGAAAAGTTGCAGCACCTTTGTATGATAAAGCTTTTACCACCACCTTGGTTAATGAAGCTGGTGATGTCGTAGATACAAGGCCAACTACCATAGATTTAGACCAGCAATTTGAAATATTTGCAAATGATGAAACTGGGACAAGAGAAGCCTTGTCCATTAATGATTTGCTATCCAGACCCTCTGTAAAAAGAGCAATAGCAAAAGCCGAAATGATTGGTTTGGAGGATGGTGTCGACCTACCCGATATAGATATAACTGATACAGGATTGGTGTTTAACTCGGGTGATATGAAAGGTCAAGCCGTAGAAGAAGCAGACCTACGTTTTTTACATTATGTAAAGCTTGCTTTAGACAATGAAATATCTATAGGTAGAAAACCTATGCAAAGTTCATTCGGTAATGTAGAGCTTGCAAAAATAGTAGACACAAAAAATAAACTTAACGCCATATTAGACGCAGCCAGTCCTGATTATAAGGTAGCTAGAAAATCATTTGCTGGTGCGGTTGCAATACAAGAAGCTATGGATTTAGGTCTAAATATATTTACTAAACAAACCTATGAAGGCAACCCTGAATTGTTAGTTAGTCAAATGAACGCTAGTGAAAAAGAGGCTTTTAGACAGGGTGTTTTTGAAGCTGTATTAAGAAAGATGGACACATCTGGTGAAAATACTAATGTTGGATTAAAAATAATTGGTAACAAAAGAAACAGAGATTTATTGAGGTTGAGTTTTCCAGAAGGTATGCAAGAAGAAGCTTTCCAAGAGTTTATGCAAAACTTTACCGATGAAATAGAATCAAGAGCATTAGAGATACAGGTGATGGGTAATAGTCGTACAGCCATGAGAGAGGCTATAAAACAAAAGGCCATGGACAAAAGTATGCGTGCTATACAATCACAAGACCTCACTACAAAAGGTCTTATTAACCGTATGCTAAGGAAAGATTTTTCTGAATTAGAATATGAACAAGTCGATGAAATGTCACAAAAAATAGCAGAAATATTAACAGAGACAGAATATGAAAGATTGGTTGATAATTTAAGGCGTGGTTTTACTTTTGGTGAAGCTTTTGCAAGAGTTAATCCTTTTAAATTAGCAAACTTTTTTGGTGCGTTGTCAGGACTAGCAGAGTCACCTTATGTTATTGGCGATGTTTCTGCACAGGTTACAGAGGCTCTTAATTTAGATTATGAAACTTTTGGCGAAGAGGCAAAAAACAGAGCCATTGACTTTTTCAAAAAAGAGGAACAAAAATCTTTAGAAACATCTAGCATAGATAATGCAAAAAGAACCATGCCTAGTTCTGTGGCAGATAGAGTTTTACCCGAAGAAAAAGAAAATATAGCAAGTCAGTTAGACACCATGTTAGCAAGCGTTACACCATCAAACATACCAATAGTACCACCAGCAACTGCTGTTACACCTGAGTCTGCATTGTCTGAAACTGTATTACCAAATCCTGATGACAGAGAGATAGCCAGAAGGCTAGTGACAGGTAGAGGTGGTATTGGTTCTTTAGCTTAGTCTTCTACAGTAGCCACAACTTCTTTGTGACGTTTTTCAACCATAAGACTTATTTCGTCAATTTTTTTTCTGCGTTGCGATGTGCAGATTTCTTCTAACATTTTATATGTTTCTAAATCTACAGTAAGGGTCCTGTAGCCTTTGTTGTAGTCGCCCATTTAAAACTCCGTTTTATGTTGCATTAATCTTAACTTAATGTAATATATTTTAACACCATGAAAGCAATACACAATATAAAAATACCATTATCTTCAAATAAATTAATTCAACAAATTAAGCGAAAAAACGACAAACCTATCAGTCATGGTAATAAGATATGGAACTCGTCGCTTACTATCATAGACTTTTTATCTCGATATAATTTACAAGACATAAACACAGTCGTTGATGTTGGTTGTGGCTGGGGTCTTGTATTAGCATATTTACAAAAACGAGGATTTGATTGTGGTGGCATAGATATAGATGAAAGCATGCAAGATTATGTAGATGTGGTAAACCAAATCAACAATACGGATGTTGAAGTTATTTACATTGATTACACAGAACTGCCAAAAAAAGCTTTTGAACAAATAGATTTGTTGATTGGTTGTGATATTTGTTATTGGGAAACACACATTGATAATATTGTAAGTTTGGTAAAAAAAGCAAAAGGCACCACATTAATTGCTGACCCCGGAAGAGATACATTTTGGAAACTAACAGAAAAGGTTGAAGGTAACTTACACGAAATTAAATTAAAAAAACCACGAAAGGTTCATGGTTATGTGTTTGAGATATTGTGAAAAAATTTAGGTGCTAAA